CCGACGGAGATCTGTTTTTCGTTTTCGAGATGCCGCCGTTTGCCGTCGCGGAACGGGAGGTTGAATTCGAGCGTGTCGATGCCGTTGATCTCGCCGGTGGCGATGATGTCGTAGGCGTTTTCGAGCACGGCCTCCGGGTTGTCGTCCTTGTCCATGACGACAAGGCTTGTCTGGTCTGACATTCCTGTCACCTCCATCTGCTGTGCGCGTTGATGACGAGTTTCCTGAACGCCGATTCCCCCGGCACGGAGAGGCTGATGCTTCTGAGGGTCGGCGTCGTGGATGTGTCGGTCGTCGCGAGCGTGAGCCGGAAGCGGATGTACTGTCCCGCCGCGGACTTGACGCTTCCGTCATCCCCGGTCGCCGCCCAGTCGCTCCACGCCATGAGGTCGTCCGATGTCGAGGTCTCGACGCCGATCCCGGTCCCGTCCGGCAGGTCCGCGTCCACGGAGACAAGGCAGGTGCCTTCGATCCCGTAGGTGACGGCCGCCGTGGTGAGCGTCCCGGACGATGGGTACGCGCCGCTCGTGGCTTTCAGGGTCACGGCGTCTTCTGTCGTGAGCCCGTCCACGATGGCGTCGGAGTCGGCGGCGTTCGCGGACAGGGATTCCCTGAACCACAGGGAGATATCGTCCACGGTGAGGTCGGAGTCGCAGTCGAGGAACCAGTCGTCGAAGTTCCCCGCGTACCAGTAGGAGTCGGCGTGCATGCCCCAGACGAGGTCCGCCGTGCAGGACGCGTTGAGCGTCCCGGTGAAGCCGAGGACGTCGGATTCCCAGACCGCGCCGGTGCTCCGGCTGCCGAGGATGTACTGTGCGGTCTTGGCAACCGGCTTGATGAGGCAGGCGATGAAATACCAGGCGGCGTTCTCCAACGTGAAGGACGGCGTCACGGACTTGTCGAGGATCAGCGTGCCGGTCGAATCGTAGAGCATGATCCTCGGTTTCCCGGACAGGAGCGACAGGTACAGGATCGGCTGGCCCGGGCCGTAGCGCGTGTTGAAAAGCGGGCAGAACGTGTTCCCGACCGAGTAGGTGGTCGGCATGAACCATCCGCCGACGGCGATCGTCTCGCCGAACGTCTGGAAGATCGTGCCGTCGTTCGTCACCTTGAGGTAGGTCTTCTCGGTCGGCGGGTCGTTGATGTTCATACGGAAGGACCGTCCTAGGCGCCCGGTCGGAAGGCTTGCGGTCGTCCCGCTCCAGCCGCTGATCACGGCGCTGCGTCCCTTGCCGGATGAGTCCGTGAGGCTCGTGGATGAGTCCGGTTCGGATTCGTTGAACCGCCACAGGCCGTCCGCTCCCCATGAGGATGGCACCTGCCCGGTGAACGCGTCCTGCGTGCTGAGCTTCTTCACGGCCTTTGTCGTGCTGATGTCCGCGTCGATCACGAGCGTGTTCTCCCCGGCCTTTAACTCCGGGAAGTCCAGGCTGTTGACGAGCGGCAGGCCGTTTCGGAGCGTGTTGCCATCCTGGTCTGTAACCATTGCCGTCATGAGCGAGGAGTCGATCACGAGGATCTCGTCCTTCGCGAGCCTTCCGCTTATTTCGAGCGCGTTGCCGTTGGTGGTGATGACGGCTTTCGTTTCCTTCGTGAGCTCCGCCGTGAGGGAGTAGACCGGGAGGGAGTCCGCGTTCCCGAGGCTCCGGCTCACCGTGAAGGTGCCGGGCTCGGTGAACTCGTAGGTCTCGTCCGCCTCGGCGTAGGCGTACGGGTCGGGGCACAGGAACGTGAGGTCGAAGGTGCAGGAGTTCCGCACGGCCTTGTCGAAGGAGAAGCCGCCTTCGAGCCTCGCCCGGTACACGCGTCCGGGCTCCTTGTCGAGGATGAGGTCCTTGAGGCCGTTGTCCGGGTTCAGCCATGCGATGATCTCGTCCTTCCGGGCGAGGAACTCCTCGTCCGTTTTCCCCGGCGGGATGAAGCAGGAGATCTCGATCTTGCGTTCGCCGATGGTCTCGCCGAAGTCGAACACGCCCTCGCGTCCCGGGACGGTGACCGTGTTGTTGGTGAAGTCCGGCATCCTGTTTTCCTTCGTCTGCCGTGTGGCGAGGCCGAAGCTCTGGGATGTCCGTCCGTTGAATCTGAATCCCATTTAGATCACCGTTCCTTTCGCGCGGCGGCTTCCCACGAGCAGCGTGTTGAGCTGCTGGGAGATTCTGCGTATGTCGTCGTCGTTCCTGACGCTCATCGTCTCGATGTTGATGAGCGGGCCGTTGTTTCCGGTGGAGACGTCGCTTACGGCGTCGCGGATCATGGAGCGAAGCGATCCTGTGCCGACGACGGCCTCGTCCCCGGCCTCGCCTCCGCCAAGGAGCGTGCCATTCGACTGTCCGAAGATCGTCGCGTCCTTCAGGATCATGCCGCCTTCCATCGCCTTCTTGTACCAGGAGACGGAGAAGTGCGGGATGCTCGGCGGGTTCAGGCTGAAGCTGCCGGTTATGGAGAAGTGCGGGAGCTTGATCTTCGGCAGGCTCCATTTGAAGTTGAAGACGCTCTTGAGTTTCCCGACGATCCCGGAAACGAAGCTCCAGATGCCGTTGAACACAGAGGAGAACGTCCCCTTGATGCCGTTCAGGATTCCGGAGATCGTGCTCTTGATCGCGTTGAACGCGCCGGTGATGCCGCTCTTCATGGCGTTCACGACCGTCATCACAGCAGACTTGATTCCGTTCCAGATCGACGTCACGACGGATTTCACGCCGTTGAATATCGTGCTGGTCGTGGTTTTTATGGCGTTCCATGCGGTGGATACGGCTGTGCCGATCGCTGTCACGACTGTGGTGATCACGGTTTTGATCGCGTTCCAGATGGTGCTGACCACGGTCTGGATGGCGGTGAGAACGGTGGTGATGACGGTCTTGTAGATGTTGAAGTAGGTCGTCACCACGGTCTGGATCGCCGTGAAGATGGTCGTGAAGAACGACGTGATGCCGTTCCAGATGGTCTGGATCACGGTGCTGATATCGTTCATGACGGTTTCGACGACGGTCCTGATGCCGTTCCACGCACCGGAGAGGAACGTGCTGATTCCGTTCACGGCGGTGGTGAAAACGCCCGCGATCGCCGTCCAGATCGTCGTGAAGAAGTCCCTGATCGCGGTGAACACCGTGACAGCGACCTGCTTGATGTTGTCCCAGAGGCCGGTCCAGAAGTCCCGGAAGCTCTCGCAGTTATTCCACAGGTAGAGGAACGCTGCGACGAGAAGACCGATGGCTGTGATGATAAGCCCGATCGGGTTCGCGGCCATGGTCGCATTGAGTCCCGTCATGACGGTTTTCATCGCGGTGATCGCCGTCGTGACCTTCGGGATGACGGTGAGGATCGTCCCCACCGATGTGATCAGCTTTCCGATGACGATGAGCACGGGCCCCACGGCTGCGGCGATGAGGGCGATCTTAACGATGGTCTCCTGCACGGGCCCGGGGATGGAGTTCCAGACGTCCGCGAACTTCTGGAGCGCGGCGGACATGTCCTGCAGGACGGGCTGGAGGACGGTCGCGAGGCTGTTCCCAATGTCGGCCCCGACTTCCTTCAGGGAGTTCAGGGTCATCTGGAACTGGTCGATCGGGTCTAGCGTCTCGCTGAAGGTGTTCTCCACGCTGCCGGAGAAGTCGCCGAGCGTGCCGGACAGGTCGCCGAGGTTGAGTTTCCCGCTTTGCACGGCGTTGTAGAAGGCTGCGCCTGCCTTGCTTCCGAACAGGTCGTAGGCTGCCTGCAGCTTCTCGGTGTCCGATTTGTTGGAGCTCATCGTGTCGGAGAAGCCCTTGAGCGCGTCGTCGAGGGTCATGCCGTCGTCCGCAGCGTTCTTCATGGCCTTCTTGAGACCGGCCATCGCGGTGGAAGTGTCAAGGCCGGACATCTCGACCATGCCCATGAATCCTGCGGCCTGCTGGGCGGTAAGGCCCATCTCCTTGAACTGCGCGGCGTTCTGGGACAGGTCGTTCGCCAGCGTGTCCATGGAGATCCCGGTCGCCTGCCCGGTGGCGTTGAGCGCGTCAAGGAGATCGCCCGCGTCGTCCGTGGACTGCCCGAAGGCGTTCAGGACGGAGGAGACGTTGCCGACGGAGGTGGACACGTCCGTGTCGTTGAGCTGCGCGAACTTGATGAACTTGCCGGACAGATCCTCCAGCGCCTGCCCGGTCAGCCCGAACCTCGTGTTGACCTCGCCGACGGCAGCGCCCGCAGTTTCAAAATCCGTAGGGATCCGCGTCGCGAGGTTCTTGACGCTCTGCTGCATCTCTTCGAGCGCCTGACCGGACGCGCCGGTCTTCTGCGTCACGATATCAAGGCCGGAATCCACCTCGCTGAACGCGGCAAGGGAGGCAGCTCCTATGGCGGCGATGGGCGCGGTCACACCCTTGGAGAGGGATTCTCCGACTCCGCTGATCCTGCCTCCGACCTCCTGCATCGTGGAGCCGGTCTCTTTCAGTGTGGCGGAGATGGAGGAGTCGGTGTTCTTCGCTTCCTTTTCGAGGTTCTTGAGTTCCTGTTCGGTCGCGATGATCTCACGCTGCCATGCGTCGTACTGCTCCTGTGTGACGCTGCCGCTTTTGAGGCCCTCGTCCATCTGGTCCTGCACGGACTTGAGCTGTGTGAGCTTGTCCTTGGTCTCCATCACCGCCTGTGAGAGGAGTTTCTGCTTCTGGGCGATGAGCTCGGAGTTGGTCGGGTCGAGCTTGAGGAGCTTGTTCACGTCCTTGAGCTGCGACTGGGTGCTTCGGATTTCCTTGTTGACGCCGGACAGCGCCTTCGAGAGGCCGGTCGTATCGCCGCCGATCTCGACTGTGATGCCTTTGATTCTGTCAGCCATACGCTGCCTCCTTCCTTAGAATCTGTCCATTTGCTCCTGCGTTGCGATCTCGGCATAGTCATAGTCGTCGTTGCTCATTTCGGCATACATGTCGTTGACGGTTCCGATCGTCAGAAGGTCGAGTTCCGAGATGGAAAGCCCGATCTGCACGCAGCGGAGCAGGAAGAGCGGGGTCGTCATTTCCCGCTCTGTCGCATGCTGTTTTTTTTAACGGGCACCTGCTGCTCGGTATTGAGTCCCCACAGCTCGATGATCTGCGGGAGAATCTCGTAGATCGAGAATGTATTAAATTCGTCCAGCCATTCCTCCGGGGTGTCCGGCACGGTCTTGTCCGCGTGCTTAGCCATGAGCCACGCGATGTTCTCGAACAGTTCGAGACTGAACGTGTCGAGGCTGGAGTTCTCAGCGTCGTTTTCGTCGATGCCTTTCTGCAGTTCGTTCAGGTCACGGTAGATGTCCCGGTGGAACTTGTTCCTGTAGAGTCTCGGGATCGCGGCGGACGCGCGGAACGTCACCTGTCTGCCGTCAAGGTCGATGGTCTTTGTCACTGCCATAACCGTTCACCTCACTCACTTGTGCCGCTCGTGGACGAGGATGCCGTTGCACTTGCCGAAGGCTCGTAGACCTTGTCGTACCATGCGTTGTACACCGCGTCGGTAGTGTTCGTGCCGGTCTTGACCTTCACGAGTCCGGACGGAAGCGGGGACACGGTGAGGGAGAGGGTCTCCGTCTGCACCTCCGTGGAGTCCTCCTTCGTGGAGCTGGACACAGACGGGCGGATCGCCGAGCAGTAGTACATGCAGTGGCGGATCTTCCGCTGGTCGCCGGAGAACTCGAAAAGGAGCGCGAAATGCTCCGGCTCCACGTCCTTGTTCTCGGCGATGACACCGTTTGCGTCCTCCGTCTCGTGCATCACGTCCGTGAGGAAGCTCTCCGGGATGAGGGCAAGCTCGAAGTCGCCGGAGTATCCGTTGTTGTTCGAGACCATGTAATACACGGAGTCATCCGCGTAGAACGGGTCATTGTCGCCCTCCGCGTCAAGGGAGAGCGATACCGCGCCGGGCATGGCGACGGGTGTGCCGAACGTGACCGTGCCGTCCTCGGCGAGCGTCGCGATCGCGTAGTGGCAGTTCTTGAGGCCGAACTTGACCTTGTTTTTCTTGTTAGCCATATCTGTTAACCTCCTATGATCTGTGTCTGGTACAGGACCTCGTACATCCGTTCCTCCGCGATCCACACCTCCGATTTTTCGAAGGGGAGCTCATGCGAGTTGAGGATGTCCTCGATCCGGGTTTCCATATCGGGATCCTTCCTGTCCGTGTAGAGCTCGACATTGAGTTCGTCGATCTTCTGGAAGACCGTGTTGTCCGCAAACAGGTTGTCGCTTCCCGGGAAAAGGAAGCAGATGAAGGGCGGGTCCGGGGACTCGCCTTCCGCGAAGTGGTCGTAGGCGACGGGGAGCCCGGTCTCCTCGATCATCGATTTCGTTTCCTCGAATGTCATGGGATGTCATCCTTTCAGCTTGCTTTCGATGGCCTCGACGAGCTTCTCGCTGCCGCGCTGCTCGGCGCTTGCGATGTGGGGCCGTGCGGCGACCCTTCCGCCGCCGCGCTTGGCGTGCCCGTGTTCGAGCAGGTGGGCGATCTGGTAGCGGTTCCTCGAGTGCACGACGAGGTCGATGGATTCGGAGTCCTCGTGGACGTTCTTCACGGACCACGATTTCTTGTATTTCCCCGTGTCCACCGGGGCGTTGTCTTGGATGTCCTTGCGGACGGATTTCGCCGTTTCCTTCACGGCGTCCTTCAGGTCGTCCGCCGCGAGGTCCGCGTATTTCTCAAGCTCCGTCATGATGGCGGAGTCCATGTCGTCGATCGACGTGTTCCTGCTCATGTGCCTTTCTCCAGCCTGCAGTTGAATTTGATCGAGTTGCGTTTGTATCCCATCGGGTTCACGTAGGTGATGTTGTAGGTCTTGCCTTCCGCGAGGATCCGGTATTTCGTGGATTCGACCACGGCGAGCTCGGAGCACCAGCGGCAGGTGAAGTCGAGGGACTCCTCGGGGCTGATGATCTCGCCGCTCGACTCGGTGCCGGTCTGCGTGCCGATGGTGGCATGGCACGTGAAGTAGTCCGTCCATGCCGAGATGTGGTTCCCGTACTTGTCGACCGTGACCGCGTTCTTCTGGAAGGTCACGGGGACGCGGAGCGCGGCGATGTTCATCAGAAGCCCTCCTTCCTGACGCCGAAGAGCAGCGCGCGGAGCGTGAGGTTCAGCTGGTTGTGGTCCGCCTCCTCCCGGTGCTCGTAGAGGTACGCCACGGTGTAGAGGATGGCGATGCGCATGCGGATGAGGATCCTTTCCTCGCTCGCCTCCCGTTCCTCGTCGGAGAAACGGGCGATGTCCTGCACCATCTCCGTCGCGGTCGTGATGAGGCTCTTGATCAGCTCGTCCTCGTCGGAGGAACTGACCCTGAGATAGGTTTTCGCTTCGTCAAGCGTCACTTCCATAAGGCACCTCCATAAAGGGGAAGGGCACCTCCGGGAGAACCGGGGATGCCCGTGTGTTCAATGCGCGGATCAGGCGGATGCCTTGACGGAAAGGCCGCGCACGGCCTCAGGCAGGATGAGCTTGCCGTCGACCCTTTCGGAGGCGAGGAAGCCGATCTGCCCGTTCGCCGCGTACAGTTCGGACAGGCGCTTGAAGGAGCGTCCCTGGCGGTCGGCGATCCAGTAGTAGGAGAAGTCGCCGAACAGGATCGGCACGTTCCCGGCCGCCAGTTCCGGCGCGTAGATGCTCGTCCTGTACGGGCGGTTGAGGATGGTGTCCGGCTGGCCTGCGACCACGCTCGGCTGCCAGATGTAGTTCCCGTTGCCGTCCTTGATCTTGCGCAGCGCCTTGACGGTTGAGTCGTTCAGGATCCAGACCGCGCGGTTGCGGTACACGCTTCTCAGGGAGTGGAACACGTCCATGATCTGGTCGAAGGTGAGGTTCGTGTTCGCGATCTCCGTGGTCGCGCCATCGGTCGCCTTGACCTTGGTGAAGACGCCCTCAGGCTTCTTCTGGCCGTCGCCGACGAGGAACGCCTCCTCCTCGGCGGCACCGATGCGCCGTGCGAACTCGGTGGAGATGTAGCTCTCTAGGTCGAAGACGGAGTCGTTCATCAGCTCCTCGGACACCTTGATGGCGGTGCCGAGCTTGTACGCGGAGAGCGTGATCTGGTCGAAGGTCTCGTCGGATTCCGGGTACAGGCCGTTCTCCTCCATCCAGCTCGCCGTCCCGTGGGATGCGACGATCGGGATGGTGTGCGTCCCGCTGTCGGTCTGGATGACGTGGGCGAGGGAGCGGAAGAAGTTCTCGTCGGTCAGCGCCTGCGCAAGCTGCCTCTCGTACTCGTCCGGGACGAGGTAGCCGCCGTTCGCATCGGTCCCGGCCTCGAGGACGTTCTTGACGTCGTACCAGTTGCGCTTGCGGATGCTGTCCCAGAACGCGGTCTTGTACGCCTTGGACGCGATGCCCGGCTTGTCGTCCGGCTCGTCCTTTGCGCCCGGTTTCCCGGTGAGCGGCGCAGAGGTCGGCTGGGAGAGCATCTTGTCGATCTGCTCCTGACGCTGCAGGCGCTCGATGTCGTGCGTGAGGTCGGTGACCTCCTTCTCCATCCTGTCATAGGTGGCGGCGTCCTCCGCGGACACGTTGCCGCCGCCCGTGGAGTGGGTGTCGAGGAAGTTCTTCGCGGCGTCCCACGCCTTGGCTCTTTTTTCCATAAGGTCCATGATCTTGGTCATTTCGGATTCCTCCATTTCGTTTCAGTGGCTGAGAAGCGACAGGCGCTTCCTGAGGTCGGCGGCCTTGACGGCCGGTTTCGTATCTTTCTGCGCGGGTGCGCGTTTCGGGATGAGCCTGGAGAGAAGCGAGTCGGTGACGGCCTTCCGTGAGAAGAGCATCCCGATCTCCGTGCCGTCCTCCTCGGCTGGCTCGGTGCCGTCCGAGAAGAGGATCTCGTCCGCGAATCCGAGCTTCTTCGCTTCCCTGGCGTTCATCCAGGTCTCGGCGTCCATGAGCTTCGAGATCTTGTTCCGGGACAGCCCGGACTTGAGCTCGTAGGCGTTCATGATGCTTTCCTTGACCTCGGAAAGCATGTCGATGGCTTTCTGCATCTCCTCGCTGTCGCCGATCGCGATGGTCGCGGGGTTGTGCACCATGAGCATCGCGACGGGGCTCATGCAGACCCTTGTACCGGCCATCGCGATGACGGATGCCGCGGATGCCGCGAGCGCGTCGATCTTGACGGTCACGTCGTACGGGTAGTCCATAAGCATGTTGTAGATCTGCGCGGCTGCGAAGACGTCCCCGCCTGGCGAGTTGATCCAGAGGGTGATGTCGCCCTTGCCGGAGTTGAGCTCGTCCTTGAATGCCCGTGGGGTGATCTCGTCGCCGTACCAGGTCTCATCGGAGATTTCTCCGTCGAGGTAGAGCGTGCGGTCGGATCCGAAGCCGTCCGGGGTCTCGTTTCGCGCCCATCGCCAGAATTTTCTTGTCATAGGGTTTTCCTCCTTCCCCGGAGCCGGTTATCGGACTCCGATTGTTCCTGTGGTTCTTCTGTCTGTTCTTCCTGTGTTCTGTCGGGTTCCTCAGTTTCCTGCGGTGCCGTGGCGGCGAAGATCCCGGCGTCCTCGAGCTTGGTCATGTTGCCGTTGATGAGGTACAGGTCCCCGCCTTCCTCGGCGGGGATGCGGTCGAGGTTTTCGAGCTCGCGGATGTCGTTCGCAGACATCCATCCGTTCTGGCGTGCAGTCGCGTATCCGTTCATGCGGCTCTGGTAGTCGCCTCTGAGAAGCCCGTCCACGTTGAATTTGAAGAAGTATTCCTTCTTCTCCTCGGGGCGGAGGAGCGCTCTACGCATGGACTGCTCCCAGCGGGAGACCCACGGGTCGAGCGTGTATTTCACGAATTCCAGGGACTGCTGCTCGATGTTGCTGAACGAGCTTTTCTCAAGGTCGCCGATCATGTGGGGCGGGATGCGGAAGATCCTCGCGATCTCGTCGATCTGGAATTTCCGTGTCTCGAGGAACTGTGCCTGCTCCGGGCTGATGCTGATCGGTGTGTATTTCATGCCTTCCTCGAGGACCGCCACTTTGTTGGAGTTGGCGGAGCCGCCGAAGGCCGTGTTCCAGCTTTCCCGGACCCTTTCCGGGTCCTTCACCACGCCGGGGTGTTCGAGGATTCCGCCGGGCGTCGCGCCGTTTGCGAAGAACTTCGCGCCGTACTCCTCGCAGGCAATCGACATGCCGATCGAGTTTTTGGCCATCGCGATGGGCGAGTAGCCGACGAGCCCGTCGAAGCCGAGACCGGGGATGTGGAGCACGTCGTAAGGTGAGAGCCTGACGAGGCTCCCGTTCATCGTGTGAGCCTCGTCCTGCGAGGTCTGGTATTCGTAGTAGAGGTGCCCGTTCTCGTCCCGGTCGACGGTCATGCGGTTTGGCATGAGCGGGTAGAGCGCGACGACCTCGCCCTTGCCGTTTCGGATGATCTGCGCGTAGGCATTGCCCCACAGGAGCAGGTGCGTCATGAGCGTTTCCCGCAAGACGAAGCTCGTCATCTCGGGGTTCGGCTCGTCATGCAAAAGCTCGTAGAGCGGGTGGTCGATGGCTTTCTCCTTGCTGCCGTTTTCCGTGTAGCGGTACAGGTGCAGCGGGAGTCCCGCGATCGCCTCGGACAGGATCCGGACGCAGGAGTAGACCGCTGTCATCTGCATGGCGGAGCGTTCCGTCACCGTCTTGCCGGAGGTGGTGCCTCCGAAGAAGAAGCGGTAGCTGCTTCCGGCGGTGGAGTCCTTTGGCTTGTCGCGGCTTTTGAATATTCCCTTGAATATGCTCATAGGCTTGTCCTCCGTGTGTTTCAGATAAAAAGAATGCCGCGGCTGTCATAGACGGACTCGGCATTGTCGTTACCCATGCGGATCGCGCGGTCGAGGGCCATGATGGTGGCGATCGCGCCGTCGATCTTCTCCGTGGATTTCTCCTTGTCGGCCTTGATGTTCCCGGCGGGGTCGGTGCGGATGTAGATGTTGTCCATCATCCAGCGGAGGACCGGATGCCCGCCGTGCGCGATGCGCTTCTCAAGGACGAGCTTCATGAGCTCCTTGGTGGGCGGGCTCATGTCCTTGAAGCCCTGTCCGAACGGGACGACGGTGAAGCCCATGCCTTCGAGGTTCTGCACCATCTGGACGGCTCCCCATCGGTCGAAGGCGATCTCGCGGATGTTGAACCGCTCGCCGAGGCGTTCGATGAACTTCTCGATATAGCCGTAGTGGATGACGTTTCCCTCCGTGGTCTGGATGACGCCCTGTTTCTCCCAGAGGTCGTAGGGGACGTGGTCGCGGCGGACCCGGAGGTCGAGCGTGTCCTCGGGAACCCAGAAGTACGGGAGGATCGCATACCTGTCGTCATCGTCCTGCGGAGGGAACACGAGGACGAAGGCGGTGATGTCGGTCGTGCTGGAAAGGTCGAGCCCTCCGTAGCAGACGCGGCCCTCAAGGTCGTCCTCGTTCACCGGGAAGTCGCAGGCGTCCCATTTGTCCATCGGCATCCAGCGGACGGACTGCTTCACCCACTGGTTGAGGCGGAGCTGCCGGAAGGCGTTCTCCTCGCCGGGGTTTTGCTTCGCGCTCTCGCAGGCCGCCTTGACCTTGTCGATGCCGACCGTGATGCCGAGGCTCGGGTTCGCTTTCTTCCAGACCTTCGGGTCCGTCCAGTCCTCGGACTCGTCCGCTCCGAAGATGACCGGGTAGAAGGTCGGATCGTGCTTCCTGCCGTTCATGATGTCGAGTGCCTTCTCATGCTGCTCGTAGCAGATGGAGTGCGTGTCGTTCCCGGCGGTGGTGATGAGGAAGAACAAGGGCTGCATCCTCGCGTCGCCGGATCCTTTGGTCATGACGTCGAAGAGCTTGCGGTTCGGCTGCGTGTGAAGCTCGTCGAAGATGACGCCGTGCGTGTTGAACCCGTGCTTGTTCGCGACATCCGCGGACAGCACCTGGTAGAAGCTGTGCGTCGGCAGGTATTCGAGCCGCTTCTGCGATTCGAGGATCTTCACGCGCTTTGAAAGAGCGGGGCAGAAGCGGACCATGTCGACCGCGACGTCGAACACGATCTTGGCCTGGTTCCGGTCGGCGGCGCAGCCATACACCTCGGCGCGCTCTTCATTGTCCCCGCAGGTCAGGAGCAGCGCGATCGCCGCGGCAAGCTCCGATTTACCTTGCTTCTTGGGTATCTCCACGTAGGCGGTGTTGAACTGCCGGTAGCCGTTCTCCTTGATCACGCCGAACAGGTCGCGGACGATCTGCTCCTGCCAGTCGATGAGCTCGAAGGGCTTTCCGGCCCAGGTGCCTTTGGTATGGCAGAGCTGCTCGATGAACAGGCAGGCGTAGTCGGCGAGGTTCTCGTCGTAGTGGGAGGTCTTCTCCATGAACCGTGTGACCTTGTATTTCTTCAGTTTCCGTACTGCCAATGGAAAATCACTCCCTTCATGGCATAAAAATAACCGCATCGCTGCGGCTTCTATCAGTACGAGAGCAGGAGCCTTGAACGGCTCTGCTTTCGGAATATTCAAATTCAGGTTAATGCTTAGTTGTACTGCTTCATGAGTACCGTGCAGGCAAGCTGGCTTGCCTCGTCCTCGGGTTCGATGTCCCAGCCGCGGTCGTAGTTCAGGGTGGTTCTGCCGCCGACCCGGAGCTCCATCTTCGAGATGCGGCCTCCGTCGATCCCGTATTCCTCGGAAGGCTCCGCGTAGTGCTTCACCCAGTATTTCACGTTTGTTCCGTCGATCAGAAGTGTTCCTTCGTCCCACATAGTCGTACCCTCCGTTTGCTGTGCTTTTCTCTTTCGGTGTGTACATATATCACTCCGGACGCCTGTAATAGCAAGTCGTTTCCGGAGAATATATGTGACAATCTTCAGGGCAATTTCCGCGGGGAAAATTGTGTGGTTTACAGCTGGAATTCAATGCCGTTCTTGCGTTCTGGCTCCTTGCTGCCGAAGCGGTGGTCGTCGGCTCTGGTGACGGTCTTGAGCCCGCGCATCTGGTAGCCGAGCGCCGTCAGTTCGTAGATGCCGTCCATCAGGCCGGTGCTCTGGTCAGTCACCACAATCGCGGTGATGCCTGCCTTGCGGAGAGTGTCAACGAAGTCGGCCATCTCGTGGTCCCAAGGCAGATCGTCGACCTCGAAGGCATCCGCGCCGTTCCTAAGGCTCCGGTCGTAAAGGACCAGCGCCTTGTTCTGACCGGCGGTGAAGGGGGACGGGAATTCCTCCTTTTCGCGCTTGTCGAAGGCTTTTACGCCGTCCCAGTTGTCCGCGGCGATCATGGCGTCGCGTTCCTTTTCGCGGATGGCCTGCGCCTCGTTGTAGGCGATCGCCGTGTCTCTCATTGCTTCAAAGTATGTGTTCTTTTCCATTGTGTGTTCCTCCCAATTTTCGCTTGTTTGCTTGGCTTTCTGTGTCTTTCGGCATGTATATACATCACTCTTTCGAGGGTATATAGCAAGTCAATTCGGCCAGATTAATTGATAACTTTCTGTGTCTGAAAATCAGGATTCCTGCGTTTCGCCGGTCATGATGAAATGCACGTATTCCTTCTTGTGCTCCTCGATGAATATCACCAGCTCGTAGTAGTTCCGGTCGAAGGCGAGGCGCTGCACGTAGGGTAGGTCGAACATGTTCGCCAGCCCGGTGTCGCGGATCGCGAGGATCTGCTCTTTGACTTTCTCGTCCATGTCAGTCCACCACCTTCCGCACGATGTCTTCGCCGTAGATCACGTTGAGCCCGCCGCCGTTGTCCCAGTGGACCAGCAGGCTTCCGGTATCATCGACGCCGTAAACCGTGCCGCGGGTTCCGGCAGGTGGTGCCTGCACGTCGTCCATCTTGATCAGCTCCACGCGCGTGCCGTTCGGGTAGGCTTTCTTCAGCTGTTCAAGCTGTTCTGGTCTGATTATCCTCATGCCTGCACCTCCTCGGTATCTGCAGCTTCTTCGGTGGCTTCCTTCTTGGGAGTGCCGTTCTTCCAGCTTGAGTTGCCTTCAAGATTCCGGAGCAGGATTTTGCGTTCCTGCTTGTAATCCGCGCCGATGAATCCCAGTCTCAGAAGGAAGCAGCGGAATGCGTACTTCTCGTTGGTGACCGGTGTCTCGGTTGAGCTTGCTCTTTTCAGATCCTTGGAGAGCTTGCAGAGCTGGGCGATGAACATCGTGTAGGCTCTGGTTTCCTCCGGTGTGGGCAGTTCCGGGAACCAGGGGAAGGAGATCTTGTCGTCTCTGGTCTCGAACCGCAGGTCGTCGATGCCGAGCGCCTTCTTGATGAGCGTTCCCTTGGCTTCGAGGATGTTGGTCAGCGTTCCGACCGCGACCTTGTCGAGCGGAAGCTCAACTGTCAGGCCCATCTCCTCGGTTTCCGGCGCTTCCTCGGCGTCTTCCTCCGACTCGGCTGCGGCTTCCGGTTCCGTGGGTTCCTGCGGCTCGGGCTCGAATCCTGCGGCTGCGATGGCTTCGAGAACCTTCTCGACCTCCTCGCTGTCCGCCATGTCGTCGAACTCGAGCGCGCCGTCCTTGGTGACGGTGAAGAAGCCGATCTCGTAGTTGCAGGTCGGCATGAATTTGTATTCTGCCCTGGCTCCGGTGGTGTCGGAGATGATCTTGACCAGTTCTTTTCTCTGTGCTCCGGTTACGTTGTAGTTGATTCGCATTGTGTTAACCTCCTTGGTATGCGTCTGTCCGAAGGCCATGTGCCTTTCGGCATGTCTATACATCACTCTGAAGGCCTGTAATAGCAAGCGAATCCGCGATACTTCTCCGGTAGAAAATAAGCCGATTATCCGACCCTGAAACTGTGCTTAGTACACAAAGGAATCACTCGCCGTCCGGCAGCTCGACTTCTTTAACGAGGTCGGAGTACATGAGCTTCTTGCCGTCCCGGATGACATACACATTTTCGGAATCGCCGGTGTCCTCCACATAGCGGCGGAGGATGACGGAGGCGTATTTCGGATCGAGCTCCATCATCATGCAGGTGCGGTTGAGCTGCTCGCAGGCCATGAGCGTGGAGCCGGAGCCGCCGAACGTATCGAGGACGACGGCGTTCTCCTGCGTGGAGTTCTGGATCGGATAGCCGAGCAGGTCAAGCGGCTTGCTGGTCGGATGATCCTTGTTGCGCTTCGGCTTGTCGAAGTTCCATATGGTGGTTTCTGCGCGTCCTGCGTACCATGGATGCTTGCCGTTCTGGAGGAATCCGTAGAGCACGGGCTCATGCTGCCACTGGTAGTCGGAACGTCCGAGCACGAGGGAGTTCTTCACCCAGATGCACACGCCCGCGAGATGGAATCCCGCATCGACGAATGCCCGCCGGAAGGTCAGGCCCTCGGTGTCGGCATGGAAGCAGTAGGCCGCTCCGCCTTTCTCCAGATGGTCCGCCATGTTCTTGAATGCGGAGAGCAGGAAGTTGTAGAATTCCTCGCCCTTGAGGCTGTCGTTCTGGATCGTCAGGCCATCGGAGGCCTTGAAGGAGACGCCGTAGGGCGGGTCCGTCAGCACGAGGTTCGCGCGCTTGCCGTCCATGAGTGCATCTACATCTTCGACGCTGGTGGCGTCGCCGCACATAAGCTTGTGCCGTCCGACTGTCCAGATGTCGCCGCGCTCCACGAAGGATGCTTTCTCGAGTGCCGCGGACAGGTCGAAGTCGTCATCCTCGATGTCTTTGTCGGATTCTCCGTTCAGCAGCTTCTCCAGCTCCTTGTCGTCAAAGCCGAGCAGGGAGAGGTCAAAGGCGTTCTCCTGCAGATCGGCCAGTTCGACAGACAGCATCTCCTCATCCCATCCGGCGTTGAGTGCGAGTTGGTTGTCCGCGAGAATGTAGGCGCGTTTCTGCGTGTCGGTCAGATCTTCGGCGAAGACGCACGGGACGGTCTTGTATCCTTCCTCACGGGCAGCCTGAATCCTGCCGTGGCCGACGAGGATGTTGTAATCCTGATCGATAACCGCGGGCGATACGAATCCGAACTCCCGGAGGGAGGAGCGGAGCTGCGCGATCTGTTCTTTTGAATGCGTCCGGGCGTTCCGGGCGTAGGGCACCAGCTTGTCGATCGGCACCTGTTCAAGTCTTTGTGTGTTCATTTACATTCCCTTTCTGGCGCGGAGAAGGCGTTCCATCACGTCGTCCTGCGGATTCGCGCCACCGTACTCGGCGGAGCAGTTCTCCTTTACGATCTGGAAGATCTCGTCCCACAGGCGGTTCGCCTGATTCATGTAGTTGATTCCGATATTGATGAACGGCGACGGGATCGGCTTGCCGGTCGTCGGATGCTTGCTGAGGTAGCCGAGCCTGGTCGTCATTTCCTCGCACTGAATCCATCGCGCCGAACACATCGCATAGCGCTCCAAGAGCTGCGGCGATACGGCTTTCGCGACGCCGAGCTTGTCGAGCCATTCCCAGGTCTCGCGGTAGATGTCAGCGGCCTCCAGAGTGGAGCCGTCATGCTGACGCGCCGATAGGAACTCGTGCGGTTCCGGCATGTCCTCGCCCTCGGTGTCCGGAATGTCCAGGACTTCGAGCTTTCTGCCGCCCGGATTCCCGGCTTCAAACTTCTCCTTGACGGCGGTTTTCTTCCGGCCAGCGCCGGGACGTCTGCCGCCGCGACCGCCTGTGTTATTCGATTTTGTCGGCATTTCGTCACCGCCTTTCATACGCACACGCGCGTAATAGATATAAGGACTGGGTTATTACCCGTTTGATTTCGCTTTTTTCGCACAGAAGACCCCGCGCCGTTTTCCGGGAGGCCGCCTCGCAGAGATTTCGACCGCCCCTACCG